CAGTCTGTCAGCTCTCGCATTTGAATGCGTTTGCTTACCGCGACGTAGGTATCAAAAAAGCCGCCTTCATGCCCCTTCCTCTTCAAAACCCGATTCGAACGAAGACGATAAGAGCCAATTAAATGGCCATCACCGTACCCGTCCGGACCGAATATTCGGAGAAAGGTAGGAATGAACTCCATGGCTACTTCCGCTAACGCGGGTTCACCATGGCGAACAAACCAATTATGCATGTTAAACAGAACGCGACATGATATCTGATCCTTTAGATAAAATGGGCGAATGTCAATCCCACCTAAGTAATCAGCACCACAACTTTCCCGGAACGGTCCAGTCCAATATGACTTCTTCGTGTTAACGACGAAACCACATGTAGACAAAACCTGATGGAAAAGATCCATGGCTTCTACAGGGATAATTACATCATCCCCGTAAACACTGACGTCCTTAGGGTTTAACCCCAAATGGACACACGTACCATAAGCCAAAGAATAGAAGATCAGCGACTCGAGCTCAAATGTATAGGAATTTCCCATGCTACTGAACTTTTGTAACTGAATCACCTTGTCCTTATAGATTACAGAGCCCGTGCGGAATCGGTCCAAAAATTCGAACCAGTCCCACGACAGGAGGTGTGCAACCAAATTATAAGCAATCGTATCACTAGCACTAGACATCAACAGTGGCCAGGCCACCGTCAATACTCCCAGCACAAGCTAAACGCTGATTACGAGTTTGATCGGTTAAATCAATCCCGCCACGCTGCAGTCTCTTTCGGATATACTTACCGATCCCTTGCTGGCCAAAGCCATTTAGGGTAGGTTCGACGCCGATTGAGCGCATTGTTTTAGAATTTTTGGGCACGAATTGAAGTTTACCATGAGACGTGTATAATCTAAGTTGATGATGCTTGTCAACATGAGATTCCGTCCAACTAGGGAATTCTGCTAAGAACTCCTTCGCATGGCAAACAAATTCATGACTACAATTAAGTTGAGCTTCAAGTTTAACCCGTGGGTTAGACCGCGCTCTTTTTATGTTGGTTGTAGCGCCAGGACCAAATGAGAAAGTTAAATCGGAATACGAGGGAACTTCGCCCAACAAGGTATCTATTTTTCTACTCGCAGCGTGCAAAACGCCGTGAATATCTGAAGAAACTTCAGATAGATTACCTCTGAAACGAATGTTCGTCTCCCGACACAACTCCTCTGCTTTCA